CTTATATCTCCAGCGGCCTTTAACCGGACTGTTCAGAACCTAGATAAGTCTGGGAAGCTCGATTACGTCTTTGGCAAGAAAGGCGCAGAGCAGATTCGGACATTAAACGATGTTGTTTCTGTGTTATTTACTGCTCCACCAGGAACGGTGAACACTTCGAATACAGCATCGGTACTTTTAACCGCACTCGATACGATGACAACCTATGGAACCACAGGGATTCCTGTACCAGCTGTACAGGCTCTTCGAGCGGCTGCGAAACAAATTAAAGATCGCAAGGTCAGAAAGCAAGTCGAAGACGCACTTCGAAAGGGATAGCATGAGCGCATTATCGGTTACACCTTCATACCCAACTTTCAACGATCTTAATGGCGATCCGTTGGATGCTGGGTATATCTGGATTGGTACGGCTGGCTTAGCTGCTCAGACTAATCCGATTGCTACTTACTGGGATGCTGCGCTGACAGAGCCTGCTGTGCAACCTATTCGGACGATTGGAGGATACCCTTCAAAGTCTGGTTCTCCGGCAATGGTCTATGTGAACTCTGATTACTCAATCATGGTTCAAGACTCGAAGTTCAATCTAATTTACTCAGCACCAAATGCTACTGAGCGTGTATCGCTAAGCGTTATATCGGGCTCTATTCCATCATCGTCGATTACCTATACGCCAGCCGGTACGGGAGCAGTTGCAACAACCGTTCAAGCTAACCTGCGTCAGATCATTTCGGTCAAAGACTTTGGCGCAACGGGTAACGGAAGCACAGACGATACGTTAGCCATTCAAAAGACGATTGATTACTTGTCCTCGATTGGTGGCGGCACTGCTCAGTTTCCTACGGGAACCTATAAGATTTCCGCCAAACTAACGATTTCGTCTAACTCTATCTTCCTTTCTGGCGATGGCAGGCAATCAAGCGTTATTGCTCCGGTTGCAATGGCTCAAGACTTTATTTTGTTTGATACCTGCTCGCAGGGTGGCGTGAACAACCTCGGCATTATCCCGACAGGTGCTCAGACAGGAGCAACTGCTGGCATCAGGATTAAGAACTGCCATAACGTAGTTGTCGACCAGTTTCTACTCTACGCAAACACGAGAAACGGCATCATTGTCGAAGGCGGTGGTGCGTCTTATCTCTGCACTATTTCTAACTTTGAGATTAGCAACTGCTCGCTTTCAGGTATCGAGGTTGGAGCAGGATCATTAGCTCAGGGAGTATGGATTCTTGATGGAATCATAGCGAGTTGCTATGACGGAATCCTTCTTAACTATGCAAGCGGCGTATATGTCAACACAGTAGATATTATTTCGTCTGGTAACTCTGCTTTCGCAACCTATCCTGGCGTTGGGCAATACGTCACAGCCGTTTTTGCTGAAGGTGTAACGGCAGACACTTCAGTAGGGCATGGCATCGCACTGATTGATAATGGCGGCAAGACAACCGATGTGAACCTTGTTAACTGTTGGGCTGCGACGAATGGTCTTAGCGGCCTTCGCTGTGCAGCTAATACAGATGGTGTGCTTGTTAGCGGGTCGAGATTTATCAATAACGATCAGCGTGGCATCCTGCTTGAGAATGGCAGGAACTACACCATTAGCGGCTGTCAGATTGGCATGAACTCAATGGATGGGTCGGCACTCTACGATGGCGTTGCTATCGGAGCAGGTGTTACCCACGTCACGATTGAAAACTGTTTTTCTGGTGGACCATTGGGGCGCATTGGGGTGCTTGCATCGAACTTACAACGATACGGTGTTTGGGTTGGTGCTGGTGCTGATTACTTGGTGATCTCTGGCAACAACCTAACGGGTAACGTCACAGGTGCTTTGCTAAACAATAGCACTGCGTCGAACATCTTTATCTCAGAGAATCTCGGAGATAGTAGAAAGACCACATCGAACATTGAGACGGTTACGACAGATGCTGGTGGCGTTGGAACGATTACGCATAATCTAGGAACGACACCGAGCGCAGTTTGTGTCACCGCCGCTGACACCGCTAAGAGTCTTATGGTCGGTTTGTACAATGTTGGACCGACAACATTTTCGTTTTACACTCGCATCGTCGAAGCAGGAAACCCAGCTAATGGACAAGTTCTCGCGAGTCACCCAATTATTGTTTCTTGGATCGCAACAAAAACGTAGGAGCCTGTTATGGCAGCAGCATCAACATTTGCATTTAATCCATTAGGCCCAACGAGTCTTTTGGTTGCAAACAATCCAGCTCCGACTCCGGTGCAAGTCAAGGTTAACGACGAGCAACAAGGGTTCGGTCAATACCGCATCATTAACAATTCGACGACCGTAACGGCATTTCTAGGCGTTGGTTCTACAGCTGCACAAGCAACTGCAAGAGCTGCAACGATTGTTGCCGGTACGCCAGCTCAGACTATTGTGCTGGTCCCAGGTGCTGTTGAGGTGCTAAGACTACCTAACAATGCTTACTTCACGGCTTACGCAGCAGCTGCGGCCAACATCTACATCATGCCAGGACAGGGCCTGTAATCATGGAAGTCGATCCAGTTAAATACGGTGTGCTCTGGGAGCGAGTGCAATCAATGGATAAAAAGATCGACAAACTAGAATCACAGGTTGAGCAACTTCTTGAGCTTGCCAATAAAGGCAAGGGTGGTTTCTGGATGGGTATGACAATCGCATCTTTTGTAGGTGCTGCTGCAAGCTGGATTGCAAGTCACTTTAGGCATGTTTGATATTTTGTCGGGTGGTTTGCTTGGTAGCATCTTCGGAGGCTTGTTTAGGCTTGCCCCAGAGGTGCTAAAGCTTTTAGACAAGAAGAACGAACGCCAGCATGAACTAAGTATGTTCCAGTTACAGACTGATCTTGAGAAGTTAAGAGGTCAGTTCAAGGTCGAGGAGAAATACGTTGATTACTCGATTCAGCAATTGGACACGATTAAGTCTGCGTTTCAGGAGCAGTCTGAGACGGCTAAGGCTGCTGGCTGGTTTGTGGCTGGCGTATCTGCCCTGGTACGGCCTGGAATTACCTGGGCACTATTCTTTATGTATGCGACAGTTAAGGCGGCTGCGCTTGTTCTTGCGTTTCAGAGCGATGCGGCATGGCACGAAGTGATTCTCAAGGTATGGGATGACGATGACTTTGCACTCTTTATGATGTGCATTTCGTTTTACTTTGTTGGTAGGCCCATAGAGAAGTACAAGTGAATGAAGCCATTGAGCTTTCCAAAAATGTACTTATCAAACCGTTCGAGGGTTATGCTCGACGATTGCCTGACGGTGGTTGCTGCGCTTATCCTGACCCCGCTTCTGGCGGTGATCCTTGGACTATTGGTTACGGTAGCACTGGTCCCGATATTGGCAGAGAAACTATTTGGACTAAAGATCAGGCTGAGAAGGCTTTACAGGACCATCTAGTCTATTTTGCTAATGGCTTGATACGAAGATCGCCATCGGTTGTAAAAGCCTCTCCAACTCGCTTTGCAGCCGTTCTAAGCTGGGTCTACAACTTAGGCTTTGGCAACTACCATATCTCAACATTCAAAAAACGTGTAGAGGCTCAAGACTGGTCTGGTGCTGCTATCGAGTGCTTGAAATGGAACAAGGCAAGAGGAAGAGTCTTGTCTGGGCTCACGAGAAGAAGGCAAGCAGAGGCGTTAATGCTTGACCCTGCTGTCAAACTCAAATAGTATGACTTATCAACTCCCCGTGTTTAACCCGCGCCATGCGGGTTTTTTTTACTTGCTTGTCTTGGTGTTCAAAACAAAAGACCACAAGAAACCACCTAATACTTTTGCCAAAAATTGCATTGCAATGATATGAGGAATTAGTGAACCAAATGCAATCGTTGGGAATATTAAAGAATCAACTAAAGCTCCGGCAGCATTGCTTAAGTTCGCACGTATTTTCCAAGAACTATTAAGCCTTGCAAATACCAACCAATCAACTATTGATGCCGCAGTGAAAGCAATAGCTGAAGCTAATGCAATTTTCCCAGTTGCAGGATTTAAGAGTAATGTTAGCAATCCTGAAACAAGAATTAAACACCCCATTTGCCAGATTCTTAAGCGTACATGCAACCAATCTCTAAGAGTCAAATCAAGCCCTATGAACAAGAAAGCATTAAGTGGGCTAATTGCCGGACCAAATGCTGCCACTAAAAGATTGGCAAGCGTCATGGCAACTGCGTAAATGCCTATAGCTATATAAAGCATAAGTTCTCCTGTATAGGTCTAGTTTTCCATTTATTAGGTGGGTTTTTTGAATCAATACGCTTTGCCATGCAATAAGCGCACTCTTCTTTTTCTTTGTGATTCAAAGCAACATTTGTGGAGTCCGCACTTGATAAAGGCCAACGTTCTAGACCTTGTCCTAACATCCGCATTCCATGCGTCCACGGTAGTCGACCGAATGTTTTTGCAAGCTGGTTGAATGTCTCATCCATTCTGCCCTGCCACTTTGCATCACCAACATTCCAGTATTTACCAGATGAGCCAAGACAAACTCGACCCCAATCGTCTACAAGCTCGCAAAGGTAATTTAACGACAATCCAAGATGCCAAACCGGTATACCTAAAGACTTTGGATATGGCCATGTTGCAACCATACTGCGCTGCTGTTCTTCTGGTCCATCAATAACATCAGGGACAACACCCCAATGTGGATGGCCTAGAATTGGGTCTAGCCATTTATAAAATCCTTCCGCATCAAACGGCAAACCCCTGGTCTTTGCACTGTATGCGCCATTGTCAAGCATTAAAGATTGCCCAATTGCTAAGCAAACCTTTAAGTCTCTTGGATCAGCGTAAGAAATGCAGAAATGCTCTCCAGCTAATGTCTCCAATACTGACTTTGGAGTAATTGGTGTGCCGTGATAATGAATCATTAGAACGGTATGTCATCTTCAAAGTCGGTCATATCTCTACCAGATGCTTTCGCATAAGCTTTAGCAGATGTAGAAGAATCTTCATCGCGCTTACCTAGCATTGTCAGTCTGCCGACAATAACTTCGGTGGTGTACTGGTCAATACCATCTTTAGACCACTTACGAGTTCTCAGAGAGCCCTCGATAAAGACTTGAGAGCCCTTCTTAAGGTATTTACCAGCCACCTCAGCGGCTGAGTTGAAAGCGGAGCAACGATGCCACTCGGTATGCTCTGTGCCATCTTTACCCTTTTGTGAGGTTGCTAGACTAAAGTTGCATATCGGTGTTTCTGTCTTCGCAAACGATGGGTCATTGCCAAGTCTGCCAAGCAAAAACACTTTATTGACACTACTCATGATTTCTCCGTTTATTGATAACGTCTAACTGCATATCAACCTCTGATAAAAACCGCTTTACTTCAGACTCAATTTTCTCGATCTCTTCTCTGGCTGGCTCAAACCGGATAACCAGAAGCATCATGTCCTCTGGCATACGATTATCGAAACTAACGAAATCGCACCACTTGCGCTGCGTACAAGCTAGCTGTGCAAGCATCTGCGCTTGGTACTTACCTGGGATTTTCTGATCGCACCAATACTGAATGTGTTGCTGAGAGTTCGGGCATTTAATCTCGATAAGCCCATCATCCCCGATAAGGCCATCAGGAGATGCTCCAAACCACTTTATAGACGGGTGTTGAACGAAACCACATTCTTCAACGTCAACGCCTCTATAAGCCTCATAGACCGATCTAGCAACGGGTTCTAAGTCGATACCGCGCTGCATAGCAGAAGAAACAAAAGCATCTTCAGTAGGCGCACCTACAAGACGTTCGGTGATGACTTGGATTCTGTAGTTGGCTCTGCTTGCTGCTTCGCCACTTTTGATGGTAGCCAGTACGTTAGACATCTGGCTTGCGGTGACATGGCCGAGTCTGGCCTGATACCAATCTTCCGTTCTTTGTTCCATTTTATTACCTCCAATATTTGCTAACTTCTAATATACCACGTTTGAACATTTGATCTAATGTTTTCTCATGGGCTTCGTTCCATAGTTCTCTTCTTTCGTCTTTCGTTAGATTCTTCCCTTGGTCGATATGAGCATGACACTTATGACAGAGAGCTGCTACACGCCAATCATCAGCCTTGATTCCGGTTCCTTTGCCGTGTTTCTGTTGGTTGCTATGTGCTGCAACAACGGTCCCATCTTCAGCACCACACATGGCACAGCAAAGGTATCTAACGACCCTTAGAAGATGTTCGTTACGGTAGTTCATTCTTAAACCGCTGTGCAATCTCTTCGGCCATCAGTCTTAGCTCCATAGCCTGTACAGCTATCTCATGAGCTTGCTCGGCTAGCAGATCCATCTGGATCAGGATTTCTTGATGGTCTGTGAGCTCAAGCATGTTTTTCACCTGGGCTTTCATCGCAAGTATCTTTAAGTTCATAGGGTTGCCCTTTCTATGTTTCGGTTGTTCACGGATTCTGTTCTCCATATTTCGATCCTGGTTTGAGCGGCTATAAGTTTCCATCTCAAACTTTCTTCAGTCTCTATTGCTTTTCTAAGGTCTGAAAGCAGCTCAATGTACTCTTGGTTAGCGTACGCATCCCTTTCTTGTGCGCCAATTGTGTCAACGCCACTACCTTGCATTAAAAGACTTTTCTTCGATTTCCTGAATTCTTCCAGGTAGACGCGAGTTGCTTTTGCCTGAGCGTAAAGCGAACTCCACTTGTAGATAAATTCAATAGCCTCGTGTGGATCATGATTCATGTTGTACACCTCGTTTCATCATTGACCGAAGTTTGTTGATTTCCATCTGCCCACGCTCTTTATCAATAGGTCTGTCAAGCATTTTGACTATCGGCGGTGGAGCCATGCGGCAAACGGCGCGAAACTGAATGACATTCGGTGGTCTCTCTGGCAGACATTCGAGGCCATATGCAATTTCGTGAGGTCTAAAGCCTTGCAGTTCTTTAGCCCAGTTTTGCATGACTTCGATCATCTTTACATCCTTGTACTGGTCGAGAAATGCCTTTCCGTACGTTAATGCCATCTTCTTAAAAACGGTCTCAATGATGTGAATGTCCATTAGCCCTCCAATAGGTTTTGGTCAGGGGTAATGTCAATTTCTCGCCTACGGCCAAAAATCACATCAATGCTTTCTTTGTAGTTGTCCTCCTTTTTAATGTCGTCTGTAACCCAATCAGCTTTGAAACCTTGCCAGCCTCTAGCGCAGCAGAGCTGAAGAACTTTCTCCAAAGACATACCAGCATTGCTAGCCTCTCGCTTTATGCCTTTCAGGGCAGTCTCGGTGAGTGGAGACTTCTTCGCCCGCCTGATTGCTAAGAAGTCATTCCAAACACTTTCACTGACATCAATAGGCTTAAGCGAGCTTGCCGAGCTTGTCTTTATAGTTGGTTGTTGGTTACTGGTTATTGGTTGTTGGTTATTGGTTGGTTGCACGGTCGTCGAACGGTCGTTTAACGGTCGTTGAACTGATGTTGAACGCTTGTTCATCGCTCGTTTAGCGGCTGATGCTTTTCCAGCCTTTGAAGCAGCTTCAAGTTGCTGCCTGTAGTGGCTTATTTCCTTGTCGCAACGCTTGTGATGCCATTTGTCTTCTTCAAGAACAAAAAACATCTCTAGCAAGCCAGAGATAAGGTCTTCCTTATCACGTCCATTTACTTTCATTGAAAGTTCAAACATTGAGTTTGGAAGCGGCTTTTCTGTATCGTAGTAAAGCCACAATAGCTTCAAATAAATACCAACTTCTTCGTTGGTAAGAAATGAAGTGTCCTTGATGAAGTCACCGATATGGTGCTGATAGTAGTGCATACAAACCCTCGTCTAAGGTTTCGTCACTGGAGGTGCATTTGGCAGGCGGGTGACGAATCCGCTTTTCGGGAGCTAACCTAGCCAATGCGACGTTCTATTATAGCCTAACTATCTTTGGTGTGGAAAGACCTTTTTTCCATCCGTGTACTTCAAGTACCCATCCTGCTCGTAAAAGAGCGGGTAAGTGCGGTGAGTCAGCGATCTTTTTTACCCTGGCTGACACATTCGTCCAGCTGGTTGTCTGAACGCCAAGGGTCTGTTGTTCGTCAAGAGCAACGATGTCGATAATTCCGAAAAGGTCTTGGCGTATGCGAGCGAAAGCATTCCAACGCTCAACAACCTCACAGGTCATGCCTTGTTCTCGAAGGTAAGCAAGCGATTTTTGTGTTGGTGACATAGCAATCCAGATAAACGGTAGGTCTAGGCTGATAAGTGGTAGCCAAAAATCGGCAAATCACAATAGAACTATTTTAAGATTCCATTACCGAAACACAAGGAAATAAAGATGGAAATCAACGAAATAACAAGCTGGAGACTACACAAAGCCATAGAGGTGTTGTCTAAGATTTCAGAGTTATCGCCTATAGACCATTTCGATCATGAGATAGGTTTCTGGCAAAAACTTGGGTCAATCCAAGGTCAGGCAGATGTAGCGAGGATTCTTTTAGAAGGTATGACTAATGACAAACGAGGAGCATGAGCAATGGTTAAGCTTGCAGACTATAGACTTGGATTACATAGCGCATCTGGCAAAGAAGGGTCTGAAGATGGACCCAGAAAAAAAACTTCGTTGGGTGGGTCCGGTGAACTGGGCATACACGGCAGCGGAGAATCCAGAGCTTCAGAGACGCATATCGTCAAAAACAATCCTGGTGCAGGACGACCAAAAGAACGAGTACGAGATACTGATCCAGCTACGCGCGAGTGGGTTCAAGTCTTAACGCTTGGCAACGTGATGTTAGTCCCTCATTACACTAAGCGAGGAATTTACGTTCTTCCAGGCGGTAAAGAAGCAGAGCCAAGTCAGCTTCTCAATGCCAAACCATCAACTTCTTATTTGTGGCCGAGATCATGGACAAAGTAAAAATCAGAGTTATTTACGACCCAACAGACCTTAATAGTCGGGCATATGACTATAGAGCCATAGAAAGCACTTATGAGGTTGGCGACAGGATTGGATGGGGTGCAAGCGAACAAGAAGCTATTGATGACTTGATCGACCAGCTAGAGGTTAGGTCAATCTCAAAGGTAGAGGTAATGAAGTGAAACGCATAAAGCCTGACCGTGACTTTGTTGAGCTGCAAGCAGAAAGAATGCGCCAGCTTTTACAAGAACGGTCAGCTTTATCACGCGATGATCTTGAATACATCATGAGCGCAGTATCCAAGCTAAAAGACGAAAGGCTTAAGCAATGCGTGGCTGATCTTGTTGGCTGGGGTGACGACGAGAGAGCAGAGATCGAGACCTTTGTGGCTATTGCAATCGAGGTCATGAAGCGAACTACGGTCTCAAAACTGCGCGAATGTTCAAGGATCGTAGAGATGCGTTACTTAGTAAATCAGTCGGAGAAAATATGACAAGCGAGCAAATCTTACGAATGGCGGAAGAAGCAGGGTTTAGCCCTTTTCACCGCAGCCAGTTATTGCGGCTCTTAAACAAGTTTGCTGATGGCGTTGAGTTCGAAGCAAGCGAAGCAAGGCTAGACAACTGTATCGCGGTGCTAGAGAAACACGGCCTTAAAGACGCAGCAGACATTCTTAGGGGTGAGGGATGACACAGAACGAATGGATATTTAACAGGATGAAAAAGAGCAAGAAGCTACTAACACCTATGGAAGCCCTTAACGGGTGCGGGTGTCTTAGGCTTGCAGCAAGGATCAACGAACTAAAAAACCAAGGCCACAAAATCAAAAAATACTGGGTGCAAAAAGGTGAAAAAAAGTTCGCCGGATACATGCTCATGACGTAATAGTTGTGTTATAGTAGAACTTCATCAAATACAGGAGTGAAGGAAATGTACGAAAAACTTAGATCAATCAATGTCAAGCCAATGGTAGAGCACAAGGATGGCTTGTCATACTTAAGTTGGGCTTATGCCTGGGATACGTTTGCAAGCAATATCCCTGATGCAACTTACGAAATCATCAAGCACGAGAATGGCTTACCAGTATTCGAGTCTGCTGCTGGCGCAATGGTTTACACGAAAGTCACTGCAAACGGCGTGACTCATGAGATGTGGTTACCTGTGATGGATCACAGAAACCGAGCGATGAAGTCTGAGCCCTACACCTACAAAACATCCAAAGGCGAGCAAACCGTTCAGGCTTACACGATGATGGACGTTAACAAGGCCGTGATGCGGTGCTTGGTCAAGAACCTTGCCATGTTTGGTTTAGGGATTGCGATCTACGCAGGAGAAGACCTTCCAGACGATGACGATCCAGTGATTGACAGGATCAAGTCAGCGCAGACAGAAGAAGAGCTCACAGAGGTGTTTAAGAGTGCTGTAAAAGAGTTTATGAGCAACAACGCAATGATGATTAAGTTGGCAGCAGCTAAAGAAGCTCGCAAGAAGGAACTCAAATGAAATCCAGCGACATAACTTTAATACTTGGCGGTGCTGCCTTTGGTTTTATCTTTGCTGTTTTAGCCTGGGGGATGCTATGAATCAAGTGAAAAAAATGGCAATCAAACATGCTCTTAAATTATTGGATGCGTCTGGTTGCAAATACTATGTTATTGACGAGGACGGTGATTCTTATGGGGAAGTGCCAAAACAAAATAAAAGTAAAAGAAAATATAAGACTGGAGAGATGGCGAACTATTTCAAGCCCTATTTGAGTGAAATTAAAGTTGGTGATGTCGCTGTTATACCGTCAGGAGAGTTCGATATAAGGTCTCTTTCAGGAGCTATAACTGCTTATTTATCACATGAGTGGGGGAAGCAGTCTTATAAGTCTTTCACAAATAAAAACACAGTTGAAATTTTGAGGTGCTTATGAACGAAAACTTTAGAGACGCTTGGCTAAGGTTCAAATTCAAGAATAGCCACAAGATGCTTAACAAGGTTGCTGAGCAGAACATGTTCGATGCTTTTCTAGCAGGATGGCGAGAAGCAGGCATGGTTGCTGAGAAGGAATTTGTTTGGTTCGAAGGCGATAGAGCATGACTTGGTTAATTAGAAACGGCGAAATTGTGCAGATAAAGCCCAAGAACAAAGTAAGGATCGGGGCTAATTACCAACCAAAGCCAACAAATTACGTGGAATACGACCAGTTGTGGGTGCAAGACGTATTTTTCGTCGGAAAGACACCTTGGTCATGGATCAGATGGAAGACGCCACAGTGGATATTTGGGCTAGTCATTTGGTTTGCTGTGTGCGTAATCCTAAACCTAATTGCAAGAAGGATGATGTAAATGACTGCCGAACAAGAGAAAATACTGAAGTATCTATCAAAGAGACGTACACCAGCGATTCTTAAAGAGGTAAGGCTACAGACGAAGATTGATAAACAAACGGCTTACAACTCGCTTAGACAATTGGTAAAGAGCGGTTACATCACAAGCAAGCCTGTGATTGTTGACTTTGCCAAGGACAGTGCTTACGAGTTCCTTACGTTCGAGCCAGCGAAGAAAGAGCCCAATAGGAATCCAGTTCGCTTTAGTAAAGCAAGACTGACGTTGGATAAGAGGTTTTACAACGATCCTTTTGGCCTACGCACATGAGTGGCGATCACAACATGTACCAAGCTGCGAGGCAAGAACGAGACCCTTTAGGGTTAGATCAGCACGAGCGAGGCGCAAAGTTAGACGCTGGGAAGATTAGGCCAACGTTAATTTTCTGCTCTATGCACCGAGCTTTGCGAGCGGTTATTGACGTTGGTGAGTATGGAGCAAGAAAGTACACGGTTGATGGCTGGCAGTTCGTTGATGAAGGGTTCTCTCGGTACACAGAGGCAATGTACCGTCATTTGCTAGCAGAAAACGAAAGCATGCACGACGAAGCAACGAATCTTCTCCACGCAGCACATGCAGCATGGAATGCCTTAGCTCGGCTCGAATTGCTTTTAAGAGAAACTGAGTCGGGGGAAAAGAAATGAATTTAGAAGCCAATAAGCCTGAAATTGAATTCGTCGTTTCTTATGACGTAAAAGCAGGTAAGACAAATCGCCGTGACAACCGATTTGATGCGGTCAGAGAGCTAGTCAAAGACCCGTCGTTGCGAGTCACAGAAATTGCATGGAAGACTGGTTATAACAAGGGCCATGTCAGCAGACTACGCAAGGAAGCCATGCGCCAAGAACTATGTAGAGGGGAAATTATGAGCGAGAACAAGAACGCAAAGACACCTACGGATGGTGGGGCAGAGTTTCCCATTACACACTCGTACCTAATCCAATCAGGTATGTCCCTGCGTGATTACTTTGCAGGGAAGGCGATACAAGCACTGGCTCGGCCTGGGAATTATTTTGATGCAACCGCGAGGCAGGCTTACATGATTGCAGACGCGATGCTGAAAGCGAGGGATCGATGAGCAGAAAAGCTATGCAGGTGGCGCTTGAGGCGCTGGAGAGTGATCCAATAAGTCATGCTGGGCTTGTGACCGTATTATCGCCAGGTAAAGGTACAGGCCTTAATTACGCCCGTGCTAGCCAAAAGACCGTAGTGTCGCCAGATGGAGGCACAGGTTTTATCGACGGTGTGTGGCATGAGCCGGGGCCTACGGCATGGCAGTGCCAATGCGGCAAACTTTATACGGTTACTTGTATTTCAAGCAAACCGTTAAAGCGTGAATGGGTTGGGCTGACACTAAATGAAGCAGAAGATTTTTACGACAAATACACTGACAGAGCGGAGCTTATAAACGCCATAGACAAGTTCCTTGAGGAGAAGAACACATGAACACACAACCCGAAGCCTTGCGACTAGCTGATGCGCTGGACGCTGAGTTTGTGCAAGGACGAATAAGCAATAGCACGGGCAGGGAATCAGCCGTCGAATTGCGCCGATTGGCACTGAAGCAATGGGTTGGGCTGACGGATGATGAGATTAACATACTGTCGTGCGAGATGGTTAAAGGTGATAAATCAGTCAACTGGCTATGCAAAGTCCTTGAAGCCAAGCTGCGGGAGAAGAATCATGGATAAACAAGAGGTTCTTTCGCTTGCAAGAAGTAGTGGCGTGATGATCTCTGGAAGACCTGAGTTCGAGGAGTCAGTAAAGAAGTTTGGCAGGATGATTATCAAGCGACTGCAGCCGCTTACTAAGACTCAGCGAACCTATTTGGAAGCACTGACCGAGCCAAAGTCATTGCAAGACCTAGCAAAGCAGTTCGGCTGTACACCTCAAAACGCTTTGAAGATGATTCGAGCACTAGAGGCTAGAAAGCTCATCAAGAAAGAACCACTGTTCAAGAAACACATAGGAGCCTGGGCTTACTACTATGTCAAAGGAGACACCCATGTTTGAAACACTCTGGTTAAACTACTGTAAAGATCATGGTATGGATTCGTTCAACCGTCATAACTACGGTATTTTTGTGGCCGGAGCAAAAGCAGAGCGGGAAATCATCGAGATCCTGCTAAAGAAGCAGCTGGTCGACTTAGATCAGCGGTATATCGATGGTGTGCTTAACTCGATCAACACCATCAAAGCAAGAACAACCTTAAATTCTTACATCTATGAAAAGCAAAGCAGTTACGACAATCAGAAGCATTCTTCTTGAAAAGCTAACTCACGCCGAAATCAAAGAAAAGACAGGGCTAACGCACGAGCAAATAGGCATGGCGTTGTCCTATCTCTTCAAAAAAGGCGAGATAAAGCGCGAGAAGCAGCCAGCATCTAAGGCACTAGGAAGGCGAGAAGTCTATGTCTACTTTCCAGCCTAGCTGCGAGTCATGCAGGCATAGCGTTGGCTGTGGCGAGATGAGGCTAGGCAATGAGGTTATTCGCAAGATGCTGATTTGCAAGCTAACGAATGTATTCGCAGTGGACCCTTGTAGGAAATACGAGTATGAGCCAGGAACAGATTCAGAAACTACCAATCGACACACTAATACCGTACGCCAACAACGCTAGAGTGCATTCGGACAAGCAGATATTGCAAATTGCATCAAGTATTAAGGAGTTTGGCTTTACTAACCCTGTACTGATTGACAAAGACAACGGCATCATTGCAGGCCACGGAAGGGTTGAGGCTGCAAGAAAGCTAGGGCATAAAGAGGTTCCGGTTATCAGACTTGAGCACCTGAGCGAAGCTCAGAAGAAGGCTTACATCCTTGCAGACAACAAGATAGCGATGAACTCGACCTGGGACGATCAGCTACTTGCGTTAGAGCTGCAAACGATAGGCGATCTAGGTATCAACTTAGACTTCACTGGCTTTGACGAGTCAGAAATTTCTGAGCTTACTCCACAAGAAATAACAGAAGGTCTAACAGATGAGGACGCCGTACCAGAACCACCTCCTGAGCCTATTACCAAACCTGGGGATATTTGGATACTAGGAAATCATAGGCTTATGTGCGGTGATTGCAGGGATTTCGATGATGTTCAAAAAGTGTTAAATGGAGCAAAAATCAATCTTGTGATTACTTCACCGCCTTACGCATCTCAAAGAACTTATGACGAAAAATCTAAGTTCAAACCTATTGCTCCAGATGAGTATGTAGATTGGTATAGAGATGTTGCATCTAACATTTATGCAAATCTTGATGAAAATGGATCTTATTTCTGCAACATAAAGCCAAATGCAGAGGGGTTATCTCGTGAACTTTATGTATTTGATCTTGTTTTAGCTCATGTGAGAGATTGGGGCTGGAATTATGCAGATGAATTTTGTTGGGAAAGAAATGGAATCCCGCAACAAGTAATTCGTAGATTCAAAAATCAATTTGAGCCTATTTATCATTTCACTAAAGGAGAATGGAAGTTTAGGCCAGACGAAGTAAAACATCAGTCAAAGTCGGTCCCAAAAGCTAGAGGGAAAGGATCTGGAAATACAAATGCTGCTCTTAGGCAAGGATTTGCATCTGCGGTTGATGGTAACGAAATTGTTGAGGGTATGGCTTATCCAGGGAACAGATTACCAACGTTTCAATCAGAAGCTTTAGGACATCCAGCCGCTTATCCAGTTGGACTTCCAGAGTTTTTTATAAAGGCATACACGGATATTAAAGATGTTGTATTCGATCCTTTTATGGGGAGTGGGTCAACCATAATTGCAGCAGAAAAGAATGGAAGGAAATCAATAGGAACGGAAATAAGTCCGCTTTACATTGATCTTATTGTTAAACGATGGGAAGAATTTACAGGAAAGAAAGCAGTGCTAGAGACTAACTAACAATTGCCCCACGGAAATAAGCATTGCTGTCGATGACTTCGCAGAGCTCAGGTGGAAGCAACATGCCTTCATTAGTAAAGGTAAGGACAGCAAATCCTGAGCACCAGGGTCTAGGGTTATCTTCCATGTAGCTGAAGGCATTGCTATCAGGACAAGCAAGCATTCCTGTAGATACGCCATACCTACGACCCGTGTAGTCACCCCAAGGTTTAACCTCAAGCAAGTGCGTATGGCCGGTGACACTGTTAACGCCAGACTTAAGGGTGTTGTTGTAGCCTGAATGGATACCGCCATGTTGCATTCGGTGCTTAATCATCGTATTCGCATTGACCATCACTGACCAGCTAACGCTCCATTCTGGGATATGGTCAACAAGCGTTGTTCCTTTTATGCCCTTGAACTCTGGAGCAGCGTTAGCAAGCCTCTTATCAAACCTGATGTCATGGTTACCAATGGTGCGGTGCAAGATCGTCCCAAGGCCTTTACAAGCTTTATGAATGGCATCCATGTGAACCTGAACGGCTTCTAGCTCTTGCTGAAGCGTAGGCTTAATAGACCAATCCTCAGCACCGAAACGAGAGATAACCGCGCCATCAAGAATATCCCCGTTAGCAACAATCAGTGCTGGCTTTAGACGCTTGATGAGCTTTAAGAGCGCGTAAAAAGCAGTCGTTGACTCATTAGGTTGAAAGTGCGCGTCAGAGAATACAAAAACAGTGCCGGTTATATCCGCAATGCTGCGAACCTTGTCATAAGAGTGCCTAATAGTAGGCGATGCTGTATACCGCTGGTCATTATGGGTAGGCAATTCAATACCAAGCTTTGCGGCTAACCGCTTTCTACGGTCACAGATATTGCGGACAGATACGCCTAACTCATTACTTATTAGCTGGGGAGAACCAAACTTATGCCAAAGGGCAATAAACTCTTCATCCGTTGTCGATGGCTTAGTCATAAGCAACCCCTAAAGTTTGCCGCTTATACCATAAAAGCTATGACATTAGATAGCGATCTTAAAGTAAAGTGTGAGCAAAGGGCATTGTGAGCGACAAAATCATAGATTAAAATGGAGACTTGTAAATTTGTTCGGAGTTAAAAATGGCTACCCGAGGCCAGAAGCCACACGTCCCAGACGATAAAGATCGTCTATTAGTTAAGTCGCTCTCAGCGGTTGGAATGCCTTACGAGGACATATCCAGAAAACTCAAGATCACATCCGATACGCTTGTTAAGTATTACAAGGATGAGCTTGAGTTAGGACGAGCAGATGCGAATGCAGAGATAGCGAGAACGCTTTATCAGCAAGCAAAGAACGGTAATGTCGCTGCGATGATGTTCTGGCTCAAGACTAGAGCCCGATGGACAGAGAAGCATCAGCACGAAATATCAGGCATTGACGGACAGCCCATCGTTACGCGCATCGAGAGAGTAATCATTGACCACACTGAAAATACAAACGCCACGGTGGGCTAAAGACTTAGTAAGCAAGCCAGCAAGGTATCGAGGTGCTTATGGTGGTCGAGGCTCAGGCAAAAGTAATCTCTTTGCTGAGTACGTTATCGAACGGCACTTAATGGCTAAGACAGATACTGTCTGTGTGCGAGAGGTGCAAAAGTCGCTGAACCAGTCTGTGAAGAAGCTGCTTGAGGAAAAGATCCAAGCATTACAGGTTGGCAAGTGGTTCGAGATACTGCACGACAGAATTAACACGCCTGGAGGGGGAAGGATCATCTTCCAAGGTATGGCGAATCACACAGCAGAGTCGATTAAGTCGCTTGAAGGCTACGATATAGCCTGGGTAGAAGAGGCGCAGTCGTTATCGCAGAGAAGCCTAGACTTATTGAGACCAACAATAAGAAAGCCAAACTCTGAGCTGTTATTTAGTTGGAACCCACGATACGCACACGATCCGGTCGATAGGCTATTAAGAACTGATACGCCACCACCGGATGCGATTGTCGTTAAGGTTAACTGGTCGGACAATCCTTGGTTTCCCGATACGCTCAGAAAAGAGCTTGAGTACGATAGAGCGCGTGATATTGATAAGTACGCGCATGTCTGGCAAGGCGATTACGTTACCAATTCAGAGCGCAGAGTGTTTAAGAACTGGCGTGTCGAGGAGTTTGAAACACCAGCTGATGCGGTTCACAGGTTCGGTGCTGACTGGGGGTTTGCAGTAGACCCAACTGTATTAGTGAGATGTCACATTATCGGCAGAACGCTTTATGTGGATTACGAAGCTTATATGGTGGGCTGCGAGATTATCAACACGCCAGAGTTATTTTTGACAATCCCTGAGTCTGAGAAATGGCCCATCGTTGCTGACTCTGCTAGACCAGAGACTATTTCTCACATGCGAAAGAGCGGTTTCCCTAAGATCATGCCGGCGGTAAAAGGTCCGAAGTCTGTAGAGGATGGCGTTGAGTGGCTTAAGAGCTACGATATTGTTGTTCATCCGAGGTGCAAGCATACGATTGATGAGCTTACGCTTTACTCTTACAAATCAGACCCTTTGACGGGTAAAATACTTCCCATCTTGGAAGATAAGTCAAATCATGTTATAGACGCTTTGCGATACGCTTGTGAGGGTGTCCGTAGAGTTCAGAAGGTTCAGCCAAAAGCCTTTGAAGCAATCCCCGTTGAAAGCAGGTGGTAGAGATGGCGCGAGAGACCAACGATCAAAGACTCTTCCGAATCCATTCGGAGGCTATAAAAGAGTTTGATGAGATACAGACTGCGCTGCGCGACGAACGCCTTCAGTGCTTGCAGGATCGACGTTTCTATTCTATCTCTGGTGCTCAGTGGGAAGGTCCGCTCAGAGAGCAGTACGCAAATAAACCAAAGTTTGAGGTAAACAAGATCCACTTGTCGGTTATGCGGATCATTTCAGAGTATCGAAATAACCGAATTACTGTTGACTTTGTAAGCAAGGACGGCAGCAAAGATGACAAGCTAGCTGATACTTGCGACAAACTTTACCGAGCAGACGAACAAGACTCTGGTGCTGAAGAGGCCTACGATAATGCTTTCGAGGAAGCTGTAGGTGGTGGCTTTGGTGCTTGGCGATTAAAGACAACATATGTCAATGAAGAGGACAATGAGGACGAGCGGCAGCGCATAGCGATTGAACCTATCTTCGATGCAGACTCTTCCGTATTCTTCGACCTAAACTCTAAACGGCAGGATAAGGCTGACGCTAAACGGTGCTTTGTACTAACGGCGATGTCAAGAAATGCTTACATCGACATGTACAAGGACGATCCTGCAAGCTGGGATAAAGAGATCCACCAGTATGAGTTTGACTGGGCAACACCCGATGTCGTTTATGTCGCTGAGTATTATCGCGTCGAGGATAAAACCGAGACGGTTAGGATATTTCAGACAATTGCAGGCGAAGAAGAGCGTTACACGCAGGATGACTTCGCTAGAGATGAAGAGCTAGAAACAAAGTTAATTGCCATTGGTAGCAGAGAGATAAGGCAAAAGCGCGTTAAGCGTAAAGCTGTCTACGCTTACATTATGAGCGGATCAAGGGTGCTTGAAGACTTGGGAAAGATTCCTGGTCGCTGTATTCCCGTGGTTCCTGTTTACGGCAAGCGATGGTTTATTGATAACGTCGAGCGATGCATGGGCCATGTCAGACTGGCTAAAGATGCCCAGCGTCTGAAGAATATGCAACTCTCAAAACTGGGTGAGATTTCGGCTTACTCAGTTGTCGAGAAGCCCATCATGACACCAGAGCAAGTCGCCGGTCATCAAATGATGTGGTCACAGGATAACTTGCGAAACTTCCCGTATTTGCTTATTAATCCAGTCACTGACGCTAACGGGCAAGTATCACCTCTGGGCCCGCTTGATTACACGAGAAGCGCACAGATTCCACCTGCTTTAGCTGGGCTGATTCAAGTTACCGAATCAGATATGCAAGAAATACTCGGTAATCAACAAAACGGTGACAAGATCGTAAGTAATATCTCCGGCAAAGCTGTCGAGATGATCCAGCAGCGGTTGGACATGCAGACATTTATTTATATGTCGAACATGGCAAAAGCTGTGAGACGTTGCGGTGAGGTCTGGCTTTCTATGGCGAAAGATGTTTATGTCGAGGAAGGCCGGAAGATGAAAGGTATCGGCGTTTCTGGAGAGCTAGAAACAATCCAGTTATCAAAGCCTATGCTTACCGCTGAAGGCGAGATGGTAGTTGAGAATGATTTATCGGAAGCACAGTTTGATGTTGCTGTAGATGTCGGGCCATCATCGAGTTCCCGAAGGTCGGCTACAGTTCGTGCGCTAACGGGCATGATGGCCATTACTAACGACCCAGAGACGCAGCAAGTATTACAAGCAATGGCGATGATGAACCTAGAGGGCGAAGGTGTTGCCGATGTGCGCGAGTTCTTTAGGAAGAAACTAATTCGCATGGGTGTAGTTAAACCCACTCAGCAAGAGCTCGATGAGTTAATGGCTGAGCTCGAAGGGAAGGGTCAAGACCCGAATGCAATCTTCTTAGCGGCAGCAGCCGAAGAGGCTCAAGCAAAAGCAGCTAAAGCAAGAGCAGACGTAGTTAAGACATTAGCGGATGCTGATTTAGCGCAAGCAAGAACGATTGAAACGCTAAATAAAACTGACGCTGAGACGGTCGGTAAAGATATTGACAATATTAGGGCGATGCAAGGTATTATAATGCCCGAAACGGCAACCACGCAGCCGATTTAATTGCGTGAGTTAAAAGGGTGATGTATGGAAGAAGAGGCAGTAGCGTCAGTCGAGGAAGAACAACCAGTTGCTGAAGTTCAAGAAGAGGTTCAGCAAGAAGAAGCAGAGGTTGTTATCACGATTGGGGAGGAGTCGCCACCTCCAGAGGAAAATCGAGCGCCAGATTGGGTACGAGAGTTAAGGAAATCACATCGGGAATTGCAGCGCAAGAACCGAGAGTTGGAAGAGCGGTTAAAGACAACTGAGCCAAAACCAGTATCTTTAGGTCCGAAACCAACACTGAATGATTTCGATTACGATGCAGATAAGTTTGAGAATGCGCTAGAGGATTGGTATCGAAAGCGAGATGAAGTAGAGCGTGTCAATGCAGCGCGTAGGTCTGAAGAAGAAATTCAACAGAAAGCCTGGAGCGACAAACTCAAGTCTTACGAAGAATCTAAATCCGTTTTGCGCGTCAACGATTACGAAGACGCAGAGTCAATAGCGCAAGAGATGCTTTCGGTTACGCAGCAAGGTGTTTTAATTGCTGGCTGTGAAAACCCTGCACTAGTCGTATACGCTCTTGGAAAGAACCCGAAAAAGGCGAAGGAACTTTCGCAGATTACAGACCCTGTGAAATTTGCTTTCGCGGTTGCCAAATTGGAGAGCCAATTGAAAGTTAACCGCAAAACGCCACCGCCAGTAATGAAGACTGTTAGTGGTTCAGGACCAGTTAGTGGTTCGGTGGATTCGACATTAGAACGGCTGCGCGAAGATGCTCTTAGGACAGGCGATATATCAAAGGTTCTCGCCTATAAGAAGCAGAAACGCGCAAAGTAACTTAAGGAATTATCATGGCTAATGCTTTTTCAAAAGAAGAGATTGTCGCGTTTGAAGACATTCTCGAAGGCTTTAACGATGCGCTAGTGCTATCGCGTAACGTCAGCGTCTACAACACTGACCAAACGACGATGGAGCGCACCAACAACGTTATCTGGCGTCCACAACCTTACATTTCTCAGTCTTTCGGTGGTTCGTTCAACCTCGATATGACTGCGAACTTTAAGGATTACACGCAGTTATCGGTTCCTTCGACCATTGGATTTAACCGCTCGGTTCCTTGGATCATGAACGCTCTTGAGCTTCGTGATGCACTGCAAGAGAATCGCCTCGGTGAGTCTGCCAAGCAGAAACTTGCGTCTGACATCAACATCCAGATTATGAATGTTGCAGCTGCACAAGGTACGCTTGTTGTTACTCGCACTGGTTCGGCAACAGGTTTTGATGATATTGCCCAGGCTGACGCAATCATGAACGAGCAGGGCGTTCAGATGTTTGATCGCTACGCTGCTATTTCTTCACGCGATTACAACAACATGGCTAGCAACCTTCAGGGTGGTGGTGCTAACCGTTCGTTTAGTAACGATAAGTCTAGCGTTGCTTACGAACGTGCTTATGTTGGTCAGGTTGCAGGCTTCTCGACCTACAAGCTTGATTATGCAAATCGCATCACTGCTGCTGCTGGAACAGGCGACACAATTGATACCCGCACTTCTGCTGGTAACTACTATGTCCCACGCGCTACATCCACAGCTGGTACGGGCGAAGTGCAAAACGTCGACAACCGCTTCCAGACTGTCACGGTTAGCGACACGACTGGTGTAGTTGCAGGCGATTGCTTCCAGATCACTGGTGTTGAAGCTGTACATCACATCACGAAGCAGGGAACTGGTGCGCTTAAGACATTCCGTGTTATCTCGGTAACGAATAGCACGACAATGGTTATCAGCCCACCGATCATTTCTGCTCAGGGTGGTTCGGATGCAGAGCAACAGTACAAGAACGTGATTGTTACGCCTTCAGCAACGGCTCCCATCACGTACATCAACACTGCTGCTGCTGCGATTAACCCGTTCTGGCAGAAAGACGCTCTTGAAATCCTTCCTGGTCGCTTTGCAGTACCTACTGATGCTGGAACCGCAGTTATGCGCGGAACCACCGATCAGGGTATCGAGTTGGTGATGCAGAAGTGGTATGACATCAACACCATGAAGATCAAGTTCCGTCTTGATACGCTGTTCGGTGTGGTCAATAAGCAGCCTGAGATGTCAGGAATTATCCTGTTCAATCAGCCAGCACCATAAGTAGTAAGGAGGCCTGGGGAGACCCAGGTCTCTGTCCTTTAGGGGTTAGCAATGCCGCTGAAAAAAGGTTACTCGAAGGAAACCATCTCGAAGAATATCTCCAAAGAGATGAAGTCCGGTAAGCCACAAAAGCAAGCTGTAGCCATTGCGCTTTCCACTGCTCGCACAGCAGCGATGAAAGCAGGTAAACCAAGTAAAGCACCGAAGAAGAAATGAAAGGTCTTTACGCAAACATTGCCGCTAAGCGTGAGCGGATAAAGAAACAGAAGGCTTCAGGCGCAAAGGTTGAGCGCATGAGGTCTCCAGGTAGTCCTGGCGCACCTACGGCCAAGGCTTTCAAAGAATCAGCAAAGACAGCAAAGAAGAAATGAGAGAATATCCCGCATTCGTTTATAAGACTCCTGGTAGGTTTTCTCATGGAAAGCAGACATGGGATTACAAGGACGTGCATAACGATGCAGAGTGGAACGCTCATTTAGCTGCTGGATGGTATGCAACCCGCGAGGAAGCGTTAAACCCTCGCACTATTCCTGTTGACACGGCTCCACCGACTCGAAAAGAACTTGAAGAGAAGGCTTTATCGCTTAAAATCAAGTTTGATGGCAGGACTTCAGACAAGAAGCTCTTGCAGATGATTACAGAGGGGTTGGAGCATGGGATGGACTAAACGCCAGTTTGTCAATCAAGCATTCGACGAGATTGGTCTGGCTAGTTATATCTTTGATCTAACGCCAGAACAGTTGCTTTCTGCACTACGCCGTTTAGATGCGATGATGGCCACATGGAACGGATTGGGCCTTCGATTAAGCTATCCATTACCAAGCTCACCTCAAGACTCGGACCTTGACCAACAAACGGATGTACCTGATTCGGCAATCGAGGCGATCTATACGAATCTTGGTTTAAGGCTTGCGCCAGCGTTTGGCAAGACGGTTTCACCAGAAACACGGGCTGCTGCAAAGGCAGCGTATGACGTATTGCTTCAGAGAGCTACGGCTCCGATTGACTTACAGCTTCCAGCGACAATGCCTGCTGGTGCTGGTAACAAACCGTGGCGAGTGGACAATCCTTTTGTTGCGCCACCTGTTGATCCCGTACAGACTGGGCCAGAGGGTCCACTGAATCCGATCAACGTGAACGATTATTACTACTGAGGTTGCTATGCCTTACATCAATCAACTACCGCTGGTCTCTCAAGTCAATCCTGGAGATCAGTTTGTTGTCTGGACACCTAATAACGGCGACTCTAGGCGATTGCCTGTATCTGAGCTGCTTGCTTACTTTCAAGAGCATATTAGTCCACCAGAGACAGGAACTACGCTATTAGCACCGCTGACAGGCTTTACTCACGCTTTCCCGATTACCCTTAGCCAAAACCAGTGGCTGATTCTTGCTCCTGGTGTAACGCTAGCCACTGGTACGCTAGTGTTACCACTAAATACAAATACGTCTAACGGCGTTGAGATTCTGGTAACAACGACTCAGCAAATTACCGCGCTGACGATTACGCTTAATGGTGCGTCTGCGATTTATGGTAACGGGTTGACTTCGTTAGCCGCTGGAGACGCATTCAGGATTAAGTTCTATCAGCCGACGAATTCCTGGTATAGGATCGCGTAATGAGCAATAAGGTTCAGTTTCCGATCTCAATCTTTTATGACGTTGATGGGCTACCGCTTGACGGTGGCTTTATTTACATTGGAGTCATCAATCAGAACCCGATTACTAACCCGTTAACGGTTTACTGGGATGAGGCTGGAACGCAACCTGTAACGCAGCCAATCTCAACCGTTGCAGGCTACCCTGTTAACGCTGGCGTAAGGTCATCGTTTTATGTTACTGGGCCTTTTTCGATTCTCTGCAAAAACCGAAATGGCGGAGAGACGATACCAACTCAAAATGTTCCGCTTGTTGTTAGCCCTGTTTCTGAGGGTGGCACAGGTAGAAATACGCTTACTCAGAATGCGTTACTTGCAGGCAATGGAACTTCGCCGGTTAATTTAATATCTCCAGGCACATCTGGAGAGGTTCTTACGTCAACCGGAACGAGTTGGGTTTCAGCTGTATTGCCATCTGCTGGTGATGTATACGGTCCTGCTAGCGCAACTGATAACGCACTGGTTG